AGCATTGGCGGACTCCATAGCAGTGTATGGCGTGCCCGCTCCGCGCGCGAGCCAGTTGTCGTCCGGGGCCGTGTTGGACGACGGGATGACCGGTAGCAGCAAGACTCGGCATCCGCGTGCTTGTAGGAACGCAACGATCAGCTTCAGATCTACCCACATTTGCGGGTTCGTGTAATCGCCGTATGCGTTCGCTACGCCACTAAAGAAGTAGTTGTTGCCGAGCCAGATGACGCAAATGCGACCAGGCACTGACAGTGCGAAATCGGGGACGAACGTCACCGGGCCGTCGAAGGTGATTGCCGTCTGTCCTGGCGCTTGCGTCACGACGTAGTCGAAGCTTGCGCCGTTCGGTGCGGATACAGTCGCGCGGCGCGTGACGCCGTTGCGTGTGAGGTATCCGCTCATCGCCATGCCCGAGACGACACCCGCATCGCCAGTCGTCAGGAAGGCAGCAGGGTTGTTGCCGTCGATCGGCGCTCCGTTGATTCTGGTGACCGCGACCGTGCCGGCTGCAGGGAGTGCTCCGGCAAGCGTCAGGACGATCGGCTTTGCACCGACGCGGTAAACCATCCGCCAGTCGGACGAATAGCGCGCCACGCTAATCATCGGTTGCCCGTACTGAGCGGCGAGAAGCTGCGACCAGCGATCGATAACGTCGGTGCTGTCCGTCAGGCTGTTACCGATGAACGCGTAAGGTTGCGCGAGCGAGAAGTTGGGAAACTCCATGCGCTGTGCCTTGCCGTCGAGGGTGGCAGTGTAGTTACCCCATCGGACCGAATGTGCCGTAGGCTGTCCGGTCGTCTTCCATTCGACATAGCCGCGAGGGTTCACGTCGCTTGACAATGCGACGGCGCGGGGGCCGACGATCTTGACAGCGGTGGAGGCTCGGAAGGTGTCGGCCGTCACGACCTGCTTGCGGTATGCGATGACAAAGCGAACCTGCACTTGGCCGTTCGTGGTCGGCGCATCCAGCGCGACGGTTTCGGGCAGATACGGCGCGCTGTAAGTATAGCCGACGTCGCCCGACTGAACCTCGGCGACGACAAGCGCCCCGGCGGTTGGCTGTACCGCCAGGATATCGCCTGCGCGGACGGGGATCGGCTCTGCGAGCATGATGCGGCGCGACGTCCGCGTTCCGGTCGTCTTGATTGACGTGAGCGCGGCGCGAGCCAGCGCGCCGAGCGGACCGCGATATGCCGCAAGGTTGATCGTGCCCGCCGCGCGATCGAAAACATCGACTGCAATGACGCTGCCGGTATCATCGACCGTGTCGTGCCAATAAATCGCGCCGATCCCGGTCGGCGTACCGTCGACCAGCACCGCGTCCCCCGGCCGGCCGATATAGGCCACGGCGTCGACCTTCAGATTGTCGACGGTGCCGGCAACCGCGCCGGCAACCAGACCCGCGACGCTCGCGCGCATGGTCTTGCCGTCTTTCACGACAGGGACGAGTTCGGTGCCGTTCGGATCGTTCAGCGCCGGAAGCAGGGAGATCTTCGCCATGGATCAAATCTTCATGATGTAGTGAAGGGACAGCGACGGCTGGGTGACGTCGACCGTGAGGGTGTGGTTGTGATCCGGCACCGCATCGATGGTCGCGCGCGCGACGTGCGTGTGCATCGGATCGTTGAGGGTGACGCCGGTTATGACGCCGTTCGCGGATCCGCCCGCGTCGACGTTGCGAGTTGTGGTGCTCAGGGTGCTACTGGTCGAAGCGTTGTCGACGACGACGTTCGCGATCGGCGTGTGCGCGCCAGCGTTGCCGGTGTTCAGATCCTTCGACGTCGCGCCGAACTTTGTGCCAGCTGGCGCGTCGATCGTCGCGCCCACCGCGACGCGACCGCGCATGTCGGGCGTCGTGATCTGGCCTTTGCCATCGCCGCGATCCACGACGCTGCCATCGCAGATTGACCACCCCTTGGGGACGGAGTCGACCGCACCGAACCACTGCAGGATCGAGCCGGTTGGCACATGCTGTTCCAGCATAGCGCGAACGACCGCGACCGGCGCGACGCGCAACGGATCCTCGCCAGCGAGACCCTCGGTCTTCGTCGCCAGCTCGACCACGCCCTTCTTAGTCGTGGTCGCAGCCTGGTTGAGGAAGTTCGTGCTGCCGAACGTCAGGCTGTTAATCGCAGTGGTCGGGAAGGCGAGATCGAGCGGCATGAAGAACGTGCCGGCCAACGGCTTCTCGACGATCGGCGTCGACTGGCCATAGGCCGCGAGCAGGGTGCCATCGGCTAGGATCAGGCCAAAGCCCCGAACCGTGTAGGTGACCTCTTCCGCGTCCTGCATGACGATATGCACGGTGTTGTCGCCAGCCACGATGCCTGAAACGGCAGTGACGCGGCGAAACTCGCCGGGTAGCGCGGTAAGCGTCGGGGCCGCGATGAAGTCCGCCGCGGTCAGCCCGATCGCGGCGACTGTCAGGTCGATCGGGTCACCGAGCTGGGCGGCAGCGAAGCGCGTGATGCCCGCTTTCGTGAGGACGAGACGAAGCGCGTTCATAGGCTGGTGTCCAGATAGCTGCCGTCCGTGGCGTCGAGCAGTGGCTCGCCGGTCTCGGCCTGCAGATAGAAATCCCATTCGGGCGAGGTGTCAGCGACCAGGTCCATGTCCTGCCGCACTTCGATGAAGCCGCGTGCGACGCCCTGAACGCCGATAATGCCGTCCAAAGTCAGGGCGTGGACGAGCGTGAAGTGTTCGCGCAGCGGCTTTACGCGCGAGACCTCCCGAATGATCGCCTCGGCAAACGCGGCCGTAGAGCGATTACCGCCGGGTGCGTTGCCGTTGTCGAGCACGAGGGGGAGAACAATCTCGAAGGTATGAGGCGCGCGCCGCGGTTCTGCCTCGTGCCACTCGACTAATTTGGCGAGCTTATCGAAGCGCGCCAACACCGTCTCAACCGAAAGGCGCGTGCCTTTAAGCCGGTGGAACGCGAGCGAATTGCCGACAACCTCGCGCTTGTCTGCATCAGACCAGTTCCCGTCCCAGCTATCAACGGAGAGGCCCCACGCCAGCCAAGGCAACAGCTCTGCCGGGCACGTCTCTGCGACGTCGATTTGATCGACGGGCGTCGTAGCGCTGCCGGCGCGGACGCCGGCCTCTAACGCGCGCTCGAGGCCCGTCGCATTGGGTGGGAGCAAGCTAGTCGTCATAGCCGCCATGAATGACCGTCGAGGAAGTGCAGAGAGCCGCTTCGGTTCGATCGCAAACGATGTCGGCCGCGGGGGAGAGGATCTCCACGCGCTGCACGCCGGAGACCGTCATGGCGGCGTTCATGCCGGAAAGTGTGACGTTGCGGCCGAGCCGGCGTGAATCAGTCAGATACTTAGCGAGCCGTCCCTGTCCCGTTACGATCAGGAGCTCGGGATCCGGGCCGGCGAACGTCCAGATGCGCGCGTCGATGATGAAACGGCGCTGGGTTGCAGCTGCGACCGTGACTAGGTCGCCGACCGGGCGAACGGCAGGATCGAGGACGATGTCGCGGACTGCCTGGAGAAGTGACTCCGGCGCTGTGCCGTCGCCCGAACGCGACAGGACCGTGACCAAAACTTCTCCCGGCGCGGGCGAGATCGCACTCGCGTCCAGGACGTCGGTGCCGGCGTCCTTTGCGCGCTTTACATAGGCAAGCTCGGGACCCGCTGCGGCGAAGCCTTCCGGGCCGAGGACGATGCGCGCACGAAAGCTATCGTCGTCTTCGTAGACGATTGCCGCACCGGTGGCGGCGTTAGCGGGGGTGACAGCGAGACGGGCGACGCCGATCGCCGCGCCGATATGGTCAAGGGTTGCGCCGGTCGCATACGCGACCAGGCGGCCAACAAGGCGTTCGTTGAAGTCCTGGCGAAGCAACAGTTCGTCGTAGGCGGCAATCTGCAGGACCTTCATCGCCGGATCACTGTCGACGGTCGCGTCGAAGTCGGGAAACAGCGCCACCATCCGCGCAACCTTGCGGGCTAGGATCGTCTCATAGTCGAGCTGCTCGACGATCGTCGGCGGATCGAGCTTCGACAGGTCGACGATGGCGGTGGTGGCGGTCATGACGCCGGCCATGTCGTCGGCGCGGCAAGGGCATGGCTATGGCGCGCTCTTGTAGAAACACATTCTACAAGATCAGCCCGGTGTTACCTGCGCGAGAATGAGATCGAGGATCCGCTGTTGCTCGGCTTCCGTCAGGCCAAGCAGCACGCGTCGGGCATAGCGTACCTTCGGTTGACCAGGTGCCGGGGCGTCCGACAGGCCGTCCTGGTGGATACTAGCGATCCGCGATGCGCGACCGCCGAAGCCGACCCAAACCTCGTCGCCATTGCCCCCCGCCTTCAGGCTCTTGGCCATGCGCAGTTTGCGGAACATCTTCTGCTGGCGAAGCTTGCCTTTCTTACGGCCGCGATCCGGCTTGGGACGGCGCGGGGCGAACGCCGCGCCCTCGGGATCGCGCTGGGCAGCGATACGGTCCGACTGGCTCTTGCGGATCTCGCGGCCGATCGAGCGCATTAAGCGTGCGCGTTCGGGCGCGGCTGTACGCACCAGCAAATCGCGGACCAGCTGCTCGATCGGCGCGAAGTCGTTCATCGCGTGACGATCTCGACCATGCCGGTGCCGTCCTCGATCAGGCCGGCCCATAGGTTGGTACCGGTCGGGACGCCGGCAAAGGCGTCGTTCATAACCGGTTCGGGTAGATGCGTGACCTTCAGGCCGTTCGGCTGTTGCTCGACGCGGACCAACTCGGTCAGGTCGATCGAGATCGTGATGTCGCACGTCTCCGCGTCGAGCAGCTCCGATTCAAACGTGAACGGCTTGCGCTGACCCTTCTCGAATAGTTCAGGCTGGTTGGCAGCGATCCAGGCAAGGATTGGCACTAGGAGGTTGTCGACCTTGCCAGTGTAGTCTTGCACCCATACCGAAGCGGTGTAAGAGTATTCGAACGATAGCGATCCTGCGCGCACGGCCACATCGCCCTTATCGACGAAAATCTCCATCAACTCCGGACTGTTCCCAATTTCGGGAACAGAAGCGAGTAGATGCTTGCGCAGGCTGTCCAGCTTTTTCACGTCAGATCCTAATAGCTGCTGTCGGCACCGCCGCCACCGAATGAACCACCGCCGCTGTCGAAGCCGCTCGATCCCCAATCACTCGACGGGGACGGCGATGGTGATGGCGATGGCGCGTAGTAGCTGTCGTAGACCGGGGCGACGTACGCCGGGGCCGGGGCCGGGGCCGGAGCCGGAGCTGGGGCCGCTACCGGTTTGCGAGCTGGAGCCGCGGGCGTCGAGGCGACGGACGTGCGAGCCTTCGCGCTGGATGATGGGGCAGGCCCTAACGCGGGCGATCGTGCCCAAGCCTCGCGATGGCGATCTAGTCGGGCCGCGGTGTCAGGAGATACCGGCGAAACGAACGTATTGCGGCTGGGGGCGGGGGGAGCGGACACTGCCGGCTTACTGGAGACCTTCTGCCGGCTGCGCGCACGCCGCCTGAAGATCCACCCAACGCCAAAGAGAGCGGCGATAAAGCCCAACGAACCGAGCAACCATGCGCGCACATGACGATTGCCAGGGGAGCTTGCGACCTGTTGAACGGGCGGCGCGCTCGCCTCCGCCATGATCTGCGCGGCACCATCCGCCAGTGCGCCTGGCGTATCTCCCGATTTGAGTTTCGGCGTGACGATCGTGCGCAGGATCTCGCTTGATACCGCGTCGGTC